GTGGGTATAATCAATTTACTTCTTCTACATTAAGTGCATTATCATCAATATATCAAACGACTGCATCTCTAAATTCATATACTGCATCTACAAATATTAGATTAAATAATATTGATGCAACGACTGCATCATTAAATACATCGGTAAGTAATTTAAATACATTTAGTGCATCTCAATTATTAAAAGATGATACTTTGGCATTGTATACTGCAAGTGTAAACCAAACAACCGCATCATTAAATACTGCAACACAATCATTACAATCACAGGTAACTACATTAGGTTCTTTCACAGGGTCATACGCAACAACAGGTAGTAATACATTTATAGGTAATCAAATTATCATAGGTAATGAAACTATCACAGGCAGTTTAAGTATCACAGGTAGTTTAATTTTAACAGGTAGTGTATATGGTAATGTAATATCACAAAGTATCACATCTACAACTGCAAGTATAGATTTAAGTAAAGCAAACTTCTACACAGTTGTATTACCTCAAACAACAACTACAAGATTAAATATTACAAATCCTGGTAAAGGACAAACTGCAATGATACAAATTACTTCTAATCAAGAAGCGTCTGCATCATTTAGTTCAAATGTATTACAACCATCTGGTTTTGCATACATACCAACTCCTGGTGATAATAAAATAGATGTATTAACTTTAGCATCTTTTGACGGAACAAATGTATTAATAACTAATGTAACAAACTTAGTATAATGTTAATTCAACCATTGTCTTATAATACTCAGAAATTAAAAGTAGGTATCTTCTATCAAGGAGGTATCATTGTATATGTAAATTCATCAATTAAACAAGGACTTATTGCGGCAACTTCAGATATAAGTGGAGGTGCAATGCCATGGCAATCAGAACCATATACAACTATTACAACTTCTGATGTATACGGACAAGGATTACAAAACACAATAAACATAGATGCATCAACTTCATCAACACCAGCAGCAACAGCATGTTTAAATTACACACTAAATGGATATGATGATTGGTTTTTACCAAATCAAACAGAAATATTATTATTAAAAAGTGCAAGAACATTTGTTCCTGGTTTAAGTAATACTGTGTATTGGACTTCTTGGAGTAATGAGTCAAACACAGCAAGAATGAATGACTTTAATCCAAGTACCCCATATACTCCAGGAGGTGCAGTTAATGGATTTAGATGTTGTGGGCTTACCTCACCTGGACCTGGTGGTTTAGTTAGAGCATGCAGATATATTACATTCACATAATAAAATAACGATTTTTTAAACAACCTTTGTTATATAAGGTATAAACACAATAGATATGAACTCAAAAACTGTATTAAATAAGATATTATCACTTTTGTCTAAGGATGAAGTAGTATTAACTTATGCAAAACTAGCAGACGGAACAATTGTTGAATCTGCAACATTCGATGTAGGTGAAGACCTATTCGTAGTATCAGAAGATGGTACAAAATCTCCAGCTCCAAACGGAACTCACGACTTAATGTTGAAAGACGAAGAAGGCAACGAAAACATGATGAAAGTAAAAACTGAAGATGGTAAAATCGTTGAAAGAGAAAATGTTGAAATGGCTGCAGAAGATTTAGATGTAGTGCCGGTAGAAGAAATTCCACAAGCATCTGGTGACTTACAAAAAGTAAACGAAGTGCCTGACCAAAAGAATCAAGTAAAAGATGGTACTTTAAACATGGCAGAAGAAACTGAAGAAGTAATGCCAATCCCAGAAGATGCAACTAAAGAAGATGAAAAAGAAATCGAATTAGGTAAGAAGTTAGAAGAAATGGCTTACAGAATCGAAGAGATGGAAAAGAAAATGATGAAGATGGAAGAAGCTATGATGCCTCCAGTTGACCAAACAGTTAACGAAGAAGTTGCAATGTCTTCTGAGCCTGATGAAGATGAAGAGTTACCAAAATTAGATGGTGCTCCAATTGAAGAAGGTTATAAGTTTTCAGCAGAAAATAGAAAAAACTATGGTAAGAAAGTAGTAGACTCACAATCTTCTTTCTTATCTAAACTTTATAAATAAAAATTATTAACAATCATTTAAATTAAAAAAATGAAAGCAAAACAAAATTTCGCATTGCCTACAATCACTGCAACCACGTATTCCGGGGAAGCAGCTGCGGGTTATATTGCGGCTGCACTTTTAAGTGCAAACACTTTGGATAAGAAATATGTAACTATCATGCCAAACGTGAAGTTCAAATCTGTAATCCAAAAATTAGCAGTAAGTGGTATCGTACAAGATGCATCTTGTGATTTCGTAACTTCTGGTTCAGTAGCAATCTCTGAACAAATCTTAACTCCAAAAGAGTTACAAGTTAACTTAGAATTATGTAAGCAAGAGTTCGTAGCTTCTTGGGAAGCACTTCAGCTTGGATTTAGTGCGTTTGATGAAATCCCTAAGTCATTCAACGATTTCTTAATCTCTTATGTTGGTGGTAAAGTTGCAGAAGCAACTGAAGAAAACATCTGGGCTGGAACTAACACAAATGGTTCTTTCACAGGTTTCGAAACTTTATTCTCTGCATCAGTTGCAGCGGGTGGAGCAACAGCAGTATTACCTGCAAGAACAACTGGTGGTTCTTCTGCTATCATCTCTGGTAGTGTAGACGCAACAAATGTAATTTCTAAATTAAACTCAGTTTACTTAACAATCCCTAAGACTGTATTTGGTAAGCCTGATTTATTGATTTATGTTTCTACTGACGTAGCAAGAGACTATCAAGCTGCATTAGCAGGCGGTGGTGCATCTGGTTTAGGTGCAAATGGTTTCAACAACCAATTGAATGTAGGTGAAAAACCAATGAACTTCAATGGTATTGAAATGGTAATGTGTCCAGGTATGGGTACAAACAAAATCGTTGCAGCTCAAAAATCAAACTTATTCTTCGGAACTGGTTTGTTATCTGACTACAATGAAACAAGAGTATTAGATATGGCTAACATTGATGGTTCACAAAACTATCGTATCATCATGAGATTTACTTCTGGTGTTCAGTTCGGTGTTGGACAAGATATCGTTTACTACGGAGCTTACCCAGCTTAATAAAAACAAATAATTAAAGGGTGGGTTAAACACTCACCCTTTTTAATAACAAATTAAAATTTTAACATATGCCATGTAATTTATCAGCTGGAAGAAACGAAGTATGTAAAGAAAGTATCGGTGGTATCGCCGGTGTATACTTTATCAATTACACAACTGGTTCTTTCACTAAGAACGTAAGTGGAGAAGTAACTGCAGTACCATCAGGTTCTACATTATACTACTACGAATTAAAAGGAACAAGTGCATATACTGAAACCGTTAACACTTCAAGAGAAAATGGTACTACATTCTTCTCACAAGAATTAGTATTGAATTTGAAGAAATTAACAAACGAAATGACTACTCAATTAAAGCTTATGGCTTATGGTAGACCTCAAGTTATCGTTTGGACTCAAAACGGAGATGCTTTATTAGTTGGTGAAAGAGAAGGAGCAGATGTAACTGCGGGTACAATTCAAACAGGTGGAGCATTGGGTGACCTTTATGGTTATTCAGTAACTTTAACTGGACAAGAACAATTACCAGCAGCATTCTTATCTGGAAGTTCAACAACTAATGCGTTGGGTGGTTTAACTGCAAACTACACAGTAGTTTACGGAGCGGCTAGCTAATCAGTATATCATTTAAAGATACTAATGGGATTATCATTTATTTGGTAATCCCATTTTTTATTCGTATATTGTAGGTATGTATTACTTATATCATATAAAAGGAATTAAATGGGGTTGTACTGATAATCTAGAAAGAAGATTAAAGAGGCAAGGATATAAAATATCTGAAATAGACAGATTGATTACTACTCCTAATATAGGAATAGCAGATGCTTTAGAAAAAGAATTGAATGATGAATATGGATATAAAAATCAACATCAAAGTTATATTACTACCATTAGAAAATCTGTTAAGGGTGGCCAATCTAATAAACATGCAATTACAACATTATTAAAGTATAGACATTTAGGTGGACAAACTTCTATAAAATCAGAAAAACATAATTCAAAGCAAAAATATAAATGTCCACATTGTAGTAAAGAAGGAAATGGTTTACCAATGTTAAGATGGCATATGGATAATTGTAAGTTAAAACAATAACTATTATTGGATAATGCTTTGTTATTATTACTAAATACATAGATAATGCTCGCATACTATATCAGTCAATCAAACGAATATTGCTTCCGCACACAACCTACGGCAAGTTCTAACTTTACTCTTGCATTGCAGAACATGACTACACAAGATAATACAACTGGAAGTATTACAGGTTTAACATATGTTCCATATGAGAGTTTTGTTTCATTCTCACTTAATATATCAGGCACAATGGTAGGTGAAGAATACAGAGCAGAATTATTAAATAGTGGAAGTACTGAACCGATATGGCATGGTACAATACAGGTATATGCATCTCAATCAGTAGTAAAATCAATATACGAAAATAAAAATACACAATACATCTCTAACGTATCAGAGAACAAGTATATCATAATGAATTAATATGAAACAAACGACAAAACTTTCAATTGTAAATGTAAATAATAATCAGTTACCAATAATAACTGAAGATACTAAATCACGTTATCCATTCGTACCATTTGGTGTTTATGGGCAAGATGATTTCTTTGAAGCAGTTATCAATGCATTTAATGTTAGTACATCTAATGCAGCTGCAATAGAAGGTATATCAGATTTAATTTTCGGTAAAGGATTATATTCTAAGGATGAAACATTTAACGAAATATTACAGAAGTTAATTCCACAAGAAGAAACTAAAAGAGTTGCATTTGACTTAAAGTTATTTGGCAATGCAGCATATCAAGTTTATTGGAATGATGACCATACTAAGATTAGAAAGATGTATCATGTTCCTGTTCAATTATTAAGAGCAGAAAAGTTAGGTAGTTCTCCAAAGATAGAGAATTATTATTACTGCACTGATTGGAGTGACCAAAGAAAGATAAAAGAT